AAAAGCGTCTGCTAATTCGGCGGCGGTTTCGGGTTCGATTGCCAGCGTCCCATCAAACAGGCTAGAAATATCTCGCCCGTCTAATCCGGTGATTTCACTAACAACAGCAACACCATCTTCAATTGAGTTGAAACGTTGCTCAATCAAACCCGCTAAAGTTTGACCAAACCCTTGAGAAAATGAAGCCATAACCCCCATATTTTGGGAGTATTCTTCCATTTCTTCCTCATCTTCCATTCGAGATTCTTCTACATCAATACCAAAAATTTGATAAAGAGTAGAGGCAAAATCTTCAATTCCTTCAGCAATTACATCATCCATTTCTTCTTCGCCCAAAACTTCCCCATCCTCTTGATCAAGGGCGGTTTGAGCTAATTCAAGAAATGCCGAAAAGGTTTCTGTTGAGTCGTGAACTTCCTCGAAAGTTGTTGACTCTAAGATTGCCTGAATTTGACTGAGTGAATCCATCTATTTTCTCCTAACATTTTCAACTACTGTTTTACCATTTTTAGTTCTCCTTCGACGGGAAAACACCTTTCCTCCGTAATACCCCGCAGCGACGGCGGGGCTTGTAGCCATAAGTACGCCTTGAGCCAAAGGATTCTTTTTCATAAAATCTCTTTGTTTATGCCTAAACTCTTTATTGCGAGCATTTAGAGCATACCAAGTCCCATAACCCGCACCACCAACAGCCGCGGCGAGGGTTAAGGCATTAAAAGAAGCCTGTTGTTTATGTCTAATCACCCTCCGAATAACGATCATCTTCTAACGACCTCTGTAACGACTTTGCCGTTTTTGGTTCGCCTAGTTCGGGTATAAGCTACTTTCCCTGATCGGCGTTTCATCTTATTAGCTGTTGGCTGCATTATGGAAGCAAGAATATTGGGATCTCGGATATTTTTACCTTGGGATTTAGCTCTATCTAAATCTTTTTGTAGTGATTTCCGAGCATATTCCGCTTCTCTATTTACCTCACTAATTCGATTAAAAGGGTTAGGGAAACCAAATGAAGCTTGTTGTTTTGATCTGACAACCCTCCGAACAATAATCATTAGCGTCTCACTTGTTCAACAATCATTTTTCCAGTTTTACTACGACGACGACGGAGGAAGTAAGCGCCAGCACCACCTACAGCCAACAAAGCACCTGCTCTTCCTGGGTTGGCTTTGATTAAGTCTGCTGCGCTATTCATCAATTCCCCACCTTTTCGCGCACCGAAACGAAGTCCACGCTCTGCGTAACCACCTAAGCCCCTGGCTCCTGATTTAGCCATACCATAACCACCAATAGCACCGCTTCTAGCTGTCCCATAAAAATCGTTTTTACCAACCCCAAGAACAGCATTTTTAGCCCGTCTCATGTCTCTTATTGCTTGATGCACTTTCTTGGGCGCGGCGGGAGCCACTCTTTGCTGAGGCTGTGCTGCTCCACCCATCCCATAAGGCATTGCAAACAAAGCCATTCCCGTTCCTTCATACCGATTATATTTGTCAACTTCCGCCATTGAAAACATAGCTACAGGCGGTTCGTATTGGTAAAAATTCATTTTTGTCTCCTTAAATACTTAGTGTGAAAATAACAAAATTATCGGTTCTTTTTCCGTCGTCTTAACCCCGTATCACTAAAATTAGAAGTAGTGTTACTCAGGGAATAAGTGGCTTGCTGTTTAACTAATTCGTTGACATAAGGGCTTGAATCATACGGAAGTTCAGGCTCTTGATTCGTTGATTGACTCAGATTATCAAGCCCAAAATATTGCTTAATTTCTGCCGTAAATTCGTCAATCGCAGTCGATAACAATTGCCCAGGACTAACAGCGATCAATTGTTCTGGAGATGCTTTTTGAATCCGTTGGATGGTTTGTAATAGGATTTCAAACTCCTCCAGTAGATCCTCTTTCTGTCGCTTAAACGTTCCCTGTTCCTCTTTGACCGAAGCAAAACTCAAGTCTTGAACAGTAGAAGACGCAGCGAAAAGCGCGGGGCCGTGGATGGCTGGGAAGGCAACGGCGGATACTTCTGCTAATCTTTCAAGTTTTAAATCAACACCCGGACTTAAAAGATTAATTAGTTTCGACTGAACTTCGTTAACCTTATTAAGAATTTTAGCCTTGGAAAATGCACCAAGTTTTCCGATTAAGTGTTGCATTTTTGGGTTGGGCAAATCCTCTTGGCGGATAACCCGACACTCGAAAGGACTAACAAAAATCCCAAGTTTCTTGAGTTCACCGTCCGCCCCGATCAATTGCTTGCTATGATCGGACATGAGTGGAATTTCATAACCTTGAGACATTGCCGCGTTTGTCCTTTGTGCAATTCTCAAGATTCTCTCAGAGGGAAATTCATGCACAACCCCTTGGTTGTCTTTATGGGTTCCCTCAATCAAAACCAGAGCGTTTTTAATCAGCTCTCCGGTGGCATTATCCTCAGAAAACTGACACAATCCACCTATAGCGTCAAAGCAAGAAACACCCATAGGGAAGGGGTAAATAATGGGTCAATTACAATACTATTCTGTTAACTCAAATTCTAGTAAAAAGTATCCCAATTCAGGATATTTAGACAGCATCGGATTAAGGTTAAAGAAACTAAGGGAAGATAGGAATATGACTCAGCTTGAACTGGGGGAGTTACTTAACTACAGGCAACATTCTATAAGCAGAAAAGAATCCGGTGTATCACAAATATCAAGTATTGAGGTGGTCAATATTTCCAGGGTTTTAAGTTTAACCACGTCTGAATTAATTTATTTATTATTGGGGGTCGATAATGGTTGAAAAATTAAGTTACCTTCCGGGTCAAATATCACCCAGTCTTGATAATTTAATCTGGGATTTTGTCTCTAGTTTGGACACTAGGGGAAAATACCCAATTAAAGATTTAGCTGCAATGCTCAAAGCTGATCCAATATCGGGCGCGGCTTTGACTGTTAAGGCATCAAGAGCAATCGCGTTAACCGGAATGTTTAAGCATGGCAATAATGAGGTTGCTAGTTTTCCCTCTGGCAAATTTACTCCAGTTGAATTTATTAATTCCTGTTGGGAGTTGATGGATGGATCGCTGTCTGATGTGATCCTTCAGATGTCTAAACAAGCTTATGGCTTGGGTCGGAGCGTTGCTGAGATTGTGTTTAGTACGGAGATGGAGGGACACAAGGGAGAATTAAGGATTAAACGATTCAATATTTTAGAGCCTAGTCGGATTAAGTTTGCAGGGAAATCCGGTCAGATAGATCGGATAATTTATTCGTCAAGCAAGGGGGAGGTCGGGATTCCTTATTCTAAATGTTTGCACATCTCAAATACCCCAATTGACAGCAACGATCCAAACGGCGACCCACAATCCGCGGCAGCCTATCCTTTTTGGGAATTTCATAAGTTGTTGATGCGGGAATGGTCTGTAGCTTGTCAACGGCAAGCGACAGGATTGACCATCGTACAGGTTCCGTCAACTGAACCGATCCCTATGATGGACGCGAACGGCAAGCCCATTCTTGATGAATATGGACAAACCAAAAACACATCGGCATTAGCTCAGGCTTTAGATCAATTAAAAGATTTAGCCAACGGGTCGATTGTTGGAACTGACAAAAACAACACCATCACCACGATTCCACAAACCGGAGGAGAAGGGTTTTTTAATTTAACTTCTGAGAAATTAGATAAATATAGGTGGTTGGCTTATGGAATCCCCTATACAATCTTTAATGAAGGCACTGCTACACTCGGACAGGCTGGCTTGAACTCAGGGCATAGATTGATTTTAGATGGCTTAATTGAGGAAATAGCTAGGCAGTTTAGGGATAGATTAATTAATAATGTTTGTCGCCCTTTATTGATGTGGAATTTTGGAATACAAGATAATTATGGAACATTTGAATCAGAACAATTCTTAGATCCCGCACAGTCGGGAATGCGAGTTTCTAATATTATGACCTGTATTCAAACTGGATTATTTAATCCCACTGATTTAGAGGCGTTAAATCAACTCAGGAAAGATTTAGGATTAAGTCAAAGAAGACAGGAGGATTTCAACCAAGAATTAATCGAAAAAATTATGGCAGCAGAACAGCAAAAACAAGCGCAAGCACAAGCTGAATCGGCAACAGCGGAAAAAACAGAGGAGAAAACAGAGGAGGATAACCCGTATTTATAACTTTCCGGTGTAACCAATTTTAATCTCAATCTCAATTTTTCTGCTATCTGTAGAATGGGGTGTTTGGGACACATTAATTTCCGATCTTGAATTGACAACCTGACTAGGGGAACCAGAAAAAGCACCCCAATCACACCCATTGATAGGCTCGGATAATCTAACTAAGCTAACGTTATTTGATCCTACTTGAATAGGATTAAAAGCAAAAGCTCTAATCACTGAAGGAAACCCCGGAATAGACATATTTAATTGAACAGCTACGGATTGACCTTGAGGCTTTGATTGTCTGGCTGATCCTTTTTGAATAGGGGATTGAGATTTAATAATATTTGCTAGAGTTTGACTTAAACCACTTTCTGTGACAATTTTCATGAGTACGATTTTTCCTGGGAATTTGAATCAATGTCTTCCCGCTACTGTATCAATTGAAACGGGGGGAAGTTTGACTACGAATGGCACAATCTATTTAGGGATTCAAGCCCTCAACGAATCGGGGGTTAATTTTTGTTCAACACTCGTACCGGCAAGCTATACGGTCGGGAGTCGAATTAGAGTCCAGTTTAATTCTGCCAACAGAACCGGAGGGACTCTATTCCCTTATTATCTCTTAATTGCTTCACCTGATAGCGACAAAGCCAATGGTCACGTTATAGGAATCTGGAAAAATTGGGAAGACAACGGAAAAACTTTAGCGACATTCTCCGACATTCTTTTGAGCCAAGATACTGATTTAGCCATCACCCCGCTATCGGTAGCAAACCCTCTGGCACTACCAACAAATGCCATTCAGGGACAGGTAAGAACTGTTACCAGTTTGGGTGCTTATTACCTGAGATTAGACACCCCGCAAGCTGTTGATGGGGTTAAGGTTATTGCTGATAATTCAGGGAATAAATGGATTTTGAATCTTGGATCTACTAATTATGGGGCATTCCCAATCGGAGGGACTACTGGAGTTTTTGGCTGTCATCAACCAGCAGCGAATATTGATGCTGAAATCTTAGCAAATAATCCATTTTTTCCACGTCCCACATACACTCCCGATGGTAGCGGATCATTGTTTGACCCCGATCAATCACCGATTAGGTTAGCTTTCCTAAATCTGTATGACTCGGAAATGGGAGTGGGTAGAAGACTCCGTTTAAACTGTTTTTTAAATGGGTCAGAACCTGTTTCTAATTTGTTGAGTGGGAGGATTTTTGCTAAGGTTCTAGGCTTTGTGAATATTGATTCTGGGGAGCTTGTCACCGAAAATGACACGGGCGATGGGAACGATATGGATGGTGTTGGGGAATGGGTTCCTGTTGATACGAAGTTAGGCTTTTTTATTCTGCAAAGACCTTTGCCTTATAACTGGGTTGTCGCTGTTGAGATAGCAGTTGGATTCAAGTCTTCGGAACTTCAGATAGCACCCGGATCGATTTTGAGCTTTACTCTTAGCTGTGGGATTCAGTCAGGTGTGTTGGTTGAAGGAGGTCTGATTTATAGGCAGCCACAAGGGGGATTAATCTATAAAGATCAAAATTATACGGGTCGGGTTTTGCCAGATGCTGTAGGGGTGAGAGTTGGCAGGATGGCAGGGGGGATGATCCACGGATCACAGTCTCGAATCTATGAATTTCTGGACACACCTGAACAGTTTTTATCTGGATTTTTAACCAATACTGAAGGGCAAAAAATAACCCTTAGTCGTGATGGTGTAGCCACTTTTCGAGGGATTGAGGCTACCCAATCATCGGAAGCGTTATTGGCAATTGTTTCTACAAAAACTGGGGAATCCAAGGTTTTTTGGGGTGCTAATGAATTAGTCCTAAATAGCCAAGGAATTTCAGCCATAATAACCTATCCATCAGGAGGTTTCAATGTTTCCTTGATTCGTTTCTATCTTTTAATTAATGGCGTTTTATATAGGCAGGATTCTCCTTCTGGAATCACAACAGGATTAACCTCTCAAACTTTTAATATTTCTGCCATTACTGGATTTAGTTTGACAAGTTTAGAACCGACTAATTATATTAATGGCTTATTTACCTCTCCTGGTATGGCAATAAGTTTATCCTCTGGATCTCTGTCTGGAAATATTAAGTTAGGGGTTTCTTATGTTTACAATGGAAGTATTGTCTCATCAATCTCTCAAGATGTTTCACTAGGGTGTTTACCTATCCTAGATTTTGATGCTATGATTAGAATAACAGCAAGGAAGATGACGTTAATTTTTGGATAATATGAGAGATCTAAATTATGTATCGCAAGAGTTAATAAAAATATTAAAATTAACTCAGCCTCAAATTAAAAACGGATACAATCAAGTCACGCTATCAACTCAAAAGCAGACGATTGTAATTCCCAAACAATCTGGCTCCAAAAGATCATCATCTAGTTCAAGGAGTATTTGAAACATGACACTATCGACCGAAGCTCGAACGAATCTAAACAGCATTTTAACTGCCTTGGATGAGCAAATGCAGTTAAGCGAAAATGCAGCTTATCAAGCTGCATTAAAATACAACGCTGTATTGAGTTGCTTTGATGATATCTCTACGCTCACCAAAGAGGCAACATTAACAGCGATTAACGCCAAGATTCCCAGTCTTTCTAATAACAGGATTCCGGTTGAGTTGCCCGCGACCAACTTAACAGCAGATTGGAGGATTTTAACAGCAGGCACAACAACTATTCCCGCAGGAAGTTGTTATGTCTATCTAACGATTTTAACCGGAACTGTAACGATTAATGGGCTGACAAAAACAGCAACAAATGGGATTAATGACATTGTGAATTTGGAGTCATGTTTACCCGCGCGACATCCCGCCATCACAATCGTTATTCCAGAAGGGGCATCCGTTGAACTAATAAGGGGGTTTTAGATGGGCGTTGGACAATTAATTAGGAATGTGATTACAGTTGAAACCGATCCAACGGTGGCAAATTTCACAAAATCATTAACTTCCAATAATACAATCTTAACGGCTGTTAACGCCGCGACTGGCACAATTTCAGCATCGGTTTTGCCATCTTATGTTGACGATGTCCTTAATTTTGCTAACCTTGCAGCGTTTCCGGTTGCGGGCGAGACTGGCAAAATTTATGTCGCCGAAGATAACAACAAAACCTACCGATGGTCGGGTTCTGTTTATGTTGAAATATCAAGCTCGGCAACGGCGGGGGAGGCGTTGAAATTAACAAACGCCCGAACAATTTCAACGACGGGGGATATAACTGGTTCGATTAGTGGTTTCGATGGGAGTGCTAACGTTTCGGGTGTGATGACGTTGCAGACAGTCAATAGCAATGTTGGCAGTTTTGGCAGTGTCAGTGCTATTCCTGTTGTCACCGTTAACGCCAAAGGTCAAGTAACTGCGGTTTCGACTAATAGTATAGGGAATGAATTAATTGCAATTCAGGCATTATCTGACACCCCAGGATTTCTCAAGAAAACGGGTGACGGAACTTATTCAATTGATGTCAATTCCTACCTGTCCCTGACGGGTGGGACAGTAACAGGGAATCTGTCGATTACAGGTTCGCTAGCAGGGACAGGTACAGGAGTTAGGGTGGTTGAACAATCTCTCTTGGGTACTGTTGCAGGAAATACTCAATTGCTTTGGTCAATTACAGGAATCGTTAATAATATTGCGTCAGAAAGAACGTGGATTTGTCGCAGAGTTGCCGGAACTAATTGGGAAACGGCTTTATTCCATAATGGAATAACTGTTGACGCATCGTTTGGAACGCCTGGAGTTGATACAAGGGCATGGTGGGAAAGAGATATAGCAACTGGTTCTCAGTCTTGGGGGAATGCTAATACGACTTTTTTCTCTGTCGATAGCAGTAGGTTCAATATTTCTCTAACAACACCATCAACTTCTACTACTACAGGGGCTTCCGTAATAGCAGGTGGGCAGGGTATTGGGGGAAATCAACATATTGGAGGATTTACTTCTTTAGGTGGGGTTTCGAGTGGACATCCTGCTGTTAAAATCAAGTACCTTATTGGTACAACTGCTGCAACCCAAGGGGGGATTACACAAATAGCTCCTGGGATAACTACATCTCAAATTATTCATATATCTGCTCTAGTGGAGCATTCTCCTGGGGTTTATGTGGCAGATGCTCATCAGTATTCACCAGGGTATTATTTTGACATATCGACATCATCAACATCAGTCCAGATAGCGAATCATCCTACCAGTAGCTTTAGTGTTTTAGGTAAGCCTATTAAAATAACAATAATTTACAGAGAATAATATCATTCCTTTTTATAATCTAAGTGGGCAACTTTTAGAATTGTTATAATCGGTTTCAACGGTAACACTTGTACAATTAGCTGAAAGAGTAAAAGCGTTGATTGATGATTTGACAACTCACGGATTAATAGGAGCATAAAAATGAGTTACCAAGAACATCGAATTGTTTACAGACAACAGTTTGAAACTGCAAATCCTCAAACTGGAAAGGTCAATCGAGAGTTTATTGAAGCGTGTTATGTGATTGTGATGATTGACCACGAAACGGGTCATACAATCCCAACGAATAAAAGCGGAATCATTAGGATTCCATTGGCTAAATATCCAGGGCTACACGATGCTATTGAGGCTTTTGTTCCTGTTTTTATTGACGCATTTGAGCAGGAGTATAAAGAAAAATTAGCTGCGGAATTAGTCGCACTTGAATCTATGGACAACGACCCGTTAGTACAATAATAATATGCCATTGACAATCGACAATTCTGGCTATATTCTCCTGCTATTTTTTGCCGGACTAATTTCTATTGTTAATGGCATCTTCTTATTTTTTGATGAT